CTTGACACCCTGCCCCCAGCCCACCACGGCGGCCAGCATCAGCTCACGCTGCATGATGACCAGCCCGGCTGTCTCGTTGCCAGGGGTGTGCACGCCGGCCCTGGCTGCTGCCACGGCCACCTCTTGCCGGGTGGGCAGGCGCAGGTTGATGTGCACGCCTGGGGCCACCTCTTCGGTGACCTCTCGGGCGGCCAGGGCCTTGCGGCGGATGTCGTGCTTGTCCATGCGCGGGGCCGGGGTGTCAGGTCGCGTAGGTCTTGGGCGCGGCGCTGAAGCTCAGGTCGATTCGCCCGCGCAGCGTGCTGTCTTCAATCGTGGGCACCTCTTGCAGTGACCAGTAGGCGTTGGCGATCAGCTTCGAGCTGTTCGGGAACAGCATGCGCACCGCAAAGGGCGTGGCCGCCTCGCTGGCCGCCAGCACCGTGGCCCACCAAGCCAGCGTGGGGTCGAAGTACAACGGCAGGCTCACGTCGATGGGGCTGCGGGTGGTCGGGATGCGCTTGTCGAGCACGTCTTCAAGGTCGGAGATGTCGGCAAACTGCTGGCCGCCGCCGCTGACCTGGATGTTGCGGGTGAGCTGCGACACTGTCGTCCAGCCGGTAATCTCGCGCACGCTGCCGGCGCCGGTGCCAGACGGGTACTTGGCGGCAATGGCTGCCGTGCTGCCGGTGTCGATGCCTTCCAGCGTGACATCGTTGGTGGACACGCTGAGCGCACGCACCACGCGGCCGTTCAGGCGGCCCCAGCCCGATGTCAGCTCGACGTATTCGCCGCCTGCCACGCCGTGGGACGATTCCAGCGTGGCCACTGCCTGCGCTGCGTTGCTGATCGCGCTCATCGCTTTCACAGCGCCGTAGCCGCTGGCGATCTGGATCTGGGTGCCAATGGCAAGGGTGACGGACATGGTGTGCTCCTGTTAGGAGATGATGGTTTCGGGGGCGGCCGGGTTGGCGTAGAACTCAGCCCGCACCAGCAGGGTGACGGTGCCGAGCTTGGCTTCGCCTTCGGTGGCCATGCCACGGTTGATGCTGAGCAGCTCCAGCGCGTGGGGCGCCGGGGCCAGAAACAGGGCCTGCAGGCCGGCGGATGCCAGCGCATGCAGTGCGTCGTCGAGATCGGCCGTGGCGCTGGTGAACGCGCGGCAGCTCACGCTCAGTTGGTGGCGGTGAAGGCTGCCGTCCAGCGCAACAAGCTCGCAGTCCTCACCGTCGGCCAGCACGCGCCAGCACGGCAGGTCAGCGGTGGCCAGCGGCCAAGTGCGGCTGGTTTGCACCCGCCCGCCGGTGGCAGACACAGTGCCCAGGCGGGCAGCCAGGGCGTCGATGACTTGGGCAGCGGCCAGCGGCATGGTTCAGGCCCGCGCCAGCACCAGCAGTGTGAAGGCGCCGTCGGGCGGCTCCTTCAGCACCTGGCGCACGGTGTAGGTGGTGCCGGCGGCAACAAAGGCTTGGCCTGCCGCAGCGCTGGCCGCGCTGGCGCTGGAAAGGCGCGCCAACTGCTGCTGCGTGAGCACGCCGGTGTCGGGGTCGGGCGCCACCTCGAAGTCAACGATGGCGGTGACAGCAGCGCCCGCCAGCGTGCAGCCCTGGCCGAAGTCGGCCAGGAACACGCTGAGGTCTTCGACGAAGGCCATGCGGCGGGGCTGCTGGTGGTGTGTGCTGGTGCTGGCGCCGCTGGGCGTCAGACCATCGTGACCAGGCAGGCGCGCTGCCAGTAGCCGTAGCCCACGCCGCGCCAGGCGTCGATGCCGAATTGCCAGGCATCGTTGTCGAACTCGAACTCGCTGCCTTCGGCCTTCGACTTCAGCTCTGCTTCGGTCTCGGTCTGGCGAATGATGGCCTTCATGGGGCTGTCGGTGCGGAACACGGCCAGCTTGGTAGTCCAGGTCAGGCGGGTGTTCAATTCCACGTCGACGCTGAACCGGGCCAGCGCGTTGGCGTTGGTGTTGTTGGGCTGCGCGGCGGTGGCCAGCATCGACGTGGCGGCCAGGGCCACCGGGTACAGGCTCGCCGGCACCATGACCATGAAGCCTCGGGCGCCTTCGTTCATGGGCTCGGCGCGGTCGTCCTTGAAGCCCAGGATCTGCGCGATGCCGGCCAGGATGGTCTGCTGCATCTCTTCGACCGACGGCGCGGTGGCAGCAGCGCCGTGCACCGTGGTGGGCAGGGCGCTGATGTCCACACTGATGTCATTGGACTGGGCGCCGCTGTCGCCTTCGCTGTGGTCGGTGTCAAAGAAGAACTGGCCGTCGTAGCAGGCGGTGGACTCACCGGCCACGATCAGGTCGCTGACCAGGCTGCCCCAGTGGGTGGTGCCACGGTCGGCGAACTCGGACATGCGGGCCATGATTTGCGGCGTCTTGTCGCGCCGCGCATCTCGCACCGCCACTTCGATGGTGGCCTCATAGTGCTTGTTGATGATCGTCAGGCCGTTGCCGGTGAAGCCCTTGGCCTGGCGGCCGCCCACCCATTCGCGCATGGCGGGGGTTTGGCCCAGGAAGTTGTAGGTTTCGCTGGCCTGGTCGCTGTTGAACATGTTGGTGACAGCGGGCAGCCACATGCCGCCGTTGTCGGCTTCCAGACGGGCAAAGTACATGCCCATGATGGCGCGGCTGCTGAGGAGGGATTGGTCCATGGTGATGGTCCTTCAGGTGTTGGGTGTGGTGCTGGGGTGGCGGGCCGGTGCAGCGGGGCTCAGGCCTGGCGGGCCCAGGTGCCGCGCAGCGCGGTGGCCAGGTAGCCGTCGGCGTCGCCGCTGTCGAGCACCACGCTGTCACCGCGCTTGGCGGTGGCCTTGGTGTTGATCAGGTCCTTGTCGTCGGCCGCAGTGATGTCGGGGCCCAGGATGCTGTCGCTGGCGTTGGGGCTGATGGTCACGGCGATGGTGCCGAAGGCGCCGCCGTTGACGATCTCGCAACCGAAAACACCCGCCGCCACTGCAGGCAGCGTGATGGTGACCGCATCGGTGTTGACCCAGAACAGCTTGCCGGTGTCTTCAGCGTCCAGGGTCTTGTTGGCGCTGATGACCTCACGCACGCTGCGGGCGGCATACGGGTCCAGGTAGCCGGCCGAATCGAAGCCAACCACCACCACACCGGCTGACACGAAGCGCTTGACAAAACCGATGAAAGTGCCGCCCACGGGGCTGAGGGCAAACGTGTCATCGTCGCTGGCGTAGACCGGGCTGCCAACGTCGGTGATGACGGCGCCGGTGACCGCCAGCTGGATCTCACCCTTGCCGTAGGTGCGGACGTTTTGCGCGCTGGCCAAGCCGGCGCTGTTGTCGACCGACTGTTCACTGAAACCCACGAACTTGTCACCCGCCGTGAGCGGGCGCGCCAGTCCGGTGCTGGGCTGCAGGCCAACCGCTGCACCTTCATAGATGATGTCGCTGGCGACCATCGGCAGGTCGTTCATGCTGCCCAGCTCGTAGGCGCGGGGCTTGCGGGCGGCCAGGGTGGCCATGGCCAGCGTGGTGCCGCTGGCGGGGTCGGCAAACAAGTGCTGCACCGCAGCGTGCGCGGCAGCGGCCAGGTCAGGCACGGGCACCAGCCAGGCGACGGCAATGGCCGCAGTGGCCACCAGCAGCACGGCCAGAGCCGGCAGGTTGAGGCGGGAAGTGTTCATCATGATGTCGGGTCCTGATGTGATGGTGTGGTGGGTGCTCAGGCGGCCTTGGTCAGGCGCTTGACGCGGCCAGACTCTTCGGCGCGGGTGAACGCGACGTAGCCGGCCAGGTTGCCGAACTCGGAACGCACAGTGGCGTCACGGTCCCAGCGGGTTTTGCAGCGCTCTTCGACCGGCAGGGCGGCCTCGGCCTGGGCTTCGGCCTGGGCCTGGGCTGCAGCGTTGGGCACCACGGCCGGCGCGGCGGCATGGGCCACGGGCTTCGGCGCGTCGGCAGCCAGTTCGCTGGCCGCGTTGGCGCGCAGGCTGCGCTCAGCATTCAGCACGGCCAGGGCGGCTTCGGGGCCGGTGGTCCTGCCGTCGAACTTGAGCGAGGCGATCAGGGCGTCATGGCCCGGCAGGGATTGGGATTCAACGGCCTGGATGCGGGCGCGCTCGGCGGTGGCGCCGGTGGCCTGGCCTTCGGCGAGCAGTGCCTGCAGCAGCTCGGGGGCTTGGGCCTGCAGGGCTTCACGGGTCAGCGTCATGGTGGCTGTTCCTTGTGCGGTGGGGGTGGGGGTGATGACGCGGGCCGAGCGCACTGCACCGGTGCTGCTGCGGTCGCGGTTGAGCTGCTCCACCAGCTGGTCAAGCGTGGCAACACCGTCCACGAGACCGGCTGCAATGGCTTGCTGCCCGATGAAGATGCGCCCGTCGGCCATGCGCTCGTGCACGGCCTCGGGGGTGATGCCCAGGTTCAGGGCCACGTCGGCCACAAACAGGCTGTAGGTGTAGTCAACGCGGTCTTGCAGGGTGGCCCGGTCTTCCAGGCTCAACGGGCCGTACTCGTTCGCCACGGTCTTGAACTTGCCGGCGCTGATCAGCGTGGTCTTGACGCCGCGCGCCTGTTCGGCGGCCGACACATCCATGTGGCGCGCCACCACACCGATGCTGCCAACCACAGTGGTGGCGTCGCTGATGTAACGGGCCTGTGCAGCCGACCCGTACCAGTAGGCCGCTGATGCCATGGTGCCGGTGGCCAGCGTGACGACTGGCTTGCTGGCGCGGGCCCCGGCGATGATGGCGGCCAGGGCCTGCGTGCCGTCTACGGTGCCGCCGGGGCTGTCGATGGCGAGCACGATGCTGTGCACGGCCTGGTCGTTGACTGCAGCGCGGATCTCGCGGCCCACCAGCTCGGTGCTGACGCCGCCGCTGATCTGCGACATCAGGTTCATCTTGCGGGCCGACACGCCTTCGATCGGCAGCACGGCCACGCCGTCAATGATGTCGTAGCCCTTGGGCTCATTGGCCAGCGGCCGGCCAAGGCGCTGTTCCACCGCCGCGATGTCGATCTTCTCGCCGCGCATGTGCGTGGCATAGATGGCCTGCAGCTCCAGCAGCTTGTCGGGCTGGATGGCCCAGGGCGCGGTAATGATGTCGAGGAGCTTCATGGCGGGTTTGCGAGTGGTGCGGAGGATGCCGGGTTGGGTGTCTCAGGTTTAGGGGAAGGTGAGACAAACGGCGGCGGATGGGGCGCAGAAGTGAAAAGGCCCGCCGGATGGCTGGCGGGCCTTGGTGTGCGGTTGGTTCAAGCCCCACCGGCAGGGGATGGAATTCACAGTGGGGCGTTTCCAGGCGTGTCGGCGTTGAACGTGCCCGACCACAGCACCTCGAAACTACCGTCCGTGGTGTCGATCAAGCGGATTTCCATTTGCTGCGGCG